TTAGACATTAAACAACAACTGACATCAAATCAAGGGTTAATCTTTTAGATTAAAACTTAAAGGAGAATAAACATGGAAGATACTAATATTACTGTGGGTGCAGTAGAAGATACTGAAACCACTCCTAAGACTTATACACAGGAAGAATTAGACGCTATTGTTCAGTCTGAATCAGACAGACGTGTGACTCAGGCACTGGACAAGTATAAGAAAAAGACTGAAACTCAGATTAGAGAGGCTGAAAAATTGGCTTCAATGGATGCTAATCAGAAGTTCCAGTATCAGTTACAGCAGAAAGAAGCGGAGCTTAATGAAAAAGCCAAGAATCTTACCTTGGCTGAGAATAAGATTGCTTGCACCTCTATTCTGGCTGAAAAGAATCTGCCAATTAAGCTGGCAGATTTGGTTTTAGATGTAGAAGCAGAGAACATGAATAGCAAGATTTCTATTTTGGAGCAATGCTTCAAGGAAGCTGTCAAGGCAGAGGTAAACAAGCGTCTTACTTCTACTACCCCTAAGAATGGTGTATCTAACACTGACAGCTCCATATCTAAAGAGAAATTCAAGAAAATGAGTATTCGTGAAAGACAAGAGCTTTACAATACCGATAGGGATTTGTATAATGTTCTGTCTAAATAATAAAGGAGATTATGATTATGGCTAATCAGATTTATGATAACGTGGTTATTGAGAGCAAGTTTGAAGATATGCTCAACACTCAGCTCGACATGAACCAGTTTGTAACCAACGATGCTTCTCTGGTCGAGAACGCTGGTATGAAGGTTAAGGTCAACAAGTATGACGTTACCGGTGACGTTGAGGACTTGGAGATGGGTGTTGGCAATACTGCTGACATCGAGAGCACTATTACTACCACTGAGTATGAGGCTAAGACCACTCAGGGTCGTTTTGTATACTACGATGAGCAGGCTATGACTGACCCGCTGGTTATTGAGACTGGTCTGCGTGGCATTGCTGCTAAGATGGCTAACGACTTCACCTCTAAGGCTATCGCTGAGATGGATAAGGCTACTCTGACTCAGGCTGCTGCCAGCACTGCTATCGGCTTTGATGATGTCGTTGACGCTACTGCCAAGCTGAATCTGGAAGATGAGACTGGTCTGTTTATGCTGATTAACCCCGAGGAGCTTGCTGGTCTGCGTAAGATGCTGAAAGATATGCTCTCTTATAGCGAGGCATTTGCTCGTACTGGTTATGTTGGTTCTGTGAACGGTATTCCCGTTTACGTTTCCAAGGCTGTTCCTTCCAAGACTGCCTTCATTGCAGACAAGACCGCTGTTACCGTGTTCACCAAGAAGGGTAGCGAAATCGAGATTGCTCGTGATGCCAACGTCCGTTCTAATACCATTTATGGTCGTAAGGTCGCTGTCGTTGCTCTGACTGATGCAACCAAGGTCGTTAAGATAACTATCGCTTAATAGATATTATTTATAATGGGGGAGGGGACTAACGTCCCTTCCCCTTATTTTTTATAGTTGGGGTGAATTTATGATTGAAGAATACTTAAAACTTATTTTAGGTAGCAGATACAATGAGACCCTCGTTGATTTCTATATTGAAGCGTCCAAACAGGCCATTACTGAATATCTAAATGTAAAATCTCTTGATGAAGAAACGTATAGCACCGCGATTGCTATGCTAACTATATATCTGTTCAATAGTCCTGATACTCTTGGCTTAGATGCAAGAGAAGAAGGAGATGTCAGCTACACTTTTGGTAGTGTTGACATTCCTAATCAGATTAAGGCCATGCTGCCTAAACCAAAAGTGAGGTTTGTATGATGTTTAGATGTATTGAAGCTGAAATCTTAGATATAAATAAGGTGTCTATCGGACAGACTTCATTAACATTACAATCTCAATATACAACCAAAAGATTCACCGACAAAGGTTTCGGCAATGCAATGAGTATTGATATTAAGTACAAAGCCTATTGTGACTTTAATAATCTAATAGATAAAGACTCTTATCTTAGATTTGACAATAGACTTTTCAAGGTTATTGAGCCTTGCTATTATCCTACTCATATAAAATGTTATTTATATGAATGTGGGGTGGAGTAATGGGTTCTTATAACTCTAATATCAAGTTCATTTTAGATGAATTTGGTGACGATATTCTTGTAAATGGTAATGAAGCACGAGGGTACTTAGAGCCTATGGGTCTTACCTCATCTGGCTATTACACTGACCAGCTCCTAAGTACCAAATATGACATTAAGCCGGGAGATATTGTTGAATATCAAAACTGTAACTATATAGCAGTAAAAATGGTTACTCTATATCCTAATTATAAGACTACCAGACTAAGACAGGCTGTATGGAACACTAACTTCTATATTGAGACCCCTGATAACGCAGTTTATTCCGTCCCTTGCTATTATCGAACTGCAAGTGCTTTGATTGTCTCTGGTGAGACTGTTGATGTTGCGAGTGGTAAGATAGTTTGTGTTGTTCAATCTAATGACACAACCAATAAGATTTAGATTGATGATAGATTCATCAAGTTTGATAGCGCATGGAAAGTAACTGGATTCAACAAAACAGAACAGGGTCTTATCTATATAAGCGCTGATAAGGATTTGAAAGCGTCTGGCGATGATTTTGAAAATGAATTACCCGCTGGCGCTCCACAACCTAAAACATATACTATTTCTTTAGACCCTGACATTGCAACAGAAATGCAAGTCGGCACTGTTTATAGTTACTCAGTGGAAGTGTATGAAGATGGTGTCGTTATGACCGATGTTCCGTCCACTGATATTAGTTTCACTTCTGATAATGCCAATGTAACAATAGCGTATGACGAAACTTCTGGAAATTGGAATGTGTCTGCAAGTGAATCTGCAAGTAATGTCACGCTGACAGTTGCATATAAAGATAATCTATCAGTAATTACAAAAACCACTTCTTTTGTAGATACTTATGAGATTAAATTTAACGAACTGCCTGAGAGCATTAAAACTACAGATGACCCTGCGCCGTTCACTCTTTCCTATTATAAGAACGGAGAAGTCGTATCGACTGTTTCACAGTCTGATTTTACTGTCACTGTTGATGATACATCTAAAGCAGAGGTTTATTTAGATAGTAATTCTTACTATCTCAAACCTCTGGTTGCTGGCGATATTACTGTAACTGCTACTATGAATGATGTCTCTGCTACTCAGTCCGTAACCATCATAGAGGGTGTAATCACCTATGAGGTTAAGTTCGTTGGACTGCCTGATAGTATAGACACAGCAGATGTCCCCGCTACATTTACACTGGCTTGCTATAAGAATGGCGAACTGGATTCTTCTGTTTCACAGTCTGATTTCACTGTTACTATAGATGACGAATCTAAAGCAACGATTACTCTCTCTGATGATTCTTATACATTTACGCCTCTGGCTGAGGGTAGCTGTGTTGTGACTGCCTCTATCCATAGCGTATCTGCTACTCAGACTGTAACTATTACCGACACAACTGCTGTCTATGAGATTAAATTCAATGGACTGTCCAGTGAAATCAATACTACAGATGACCCCGTGTCGTTCACACTTGAATATTACAAGAATGGTGAAATAGTTTCTTCTGTTTCACAGTCTGACTTTACCGTTACAGTAGATGACGAATCTAAAGCGACAGTTGTACTTAATGGCGACTCTTATACATTCACGCCTCTGGCTGCTGGCGATGTAGTTGTTAAAGCCATCAAGGGTGATATAACTGCTGAATTTACTGTTACTATTGTTGAAGCGGTAGCTACATACACTCTTGAATTCGCTGACACAATGGAAACAACTATGTCACTAAATGCCACTCAGCTTGTTGAGCTTGTTCTAAAACTCGGTAGCACTGAGGTCGAGGTCACTAATCAGAAAGACTATACTGTCAAGTCCAGTGACTCCACAATCGTTAACATAAGTTATAATACATCTTCGGCTGCATGGCGTATGCTTGCCAACAAGAAGGGTACTGCTGACGTTACAGCTACACATACTGCTACTGGCGCTACTGTGACTCAGACATTTACCGTTAAGGGTCTCTGGTAATTCTTTCTTAAAATAGGTGATTATTATGGATTTACAAACAGCTCAAACCATGATAAGCACATTAGGCTTTCCGGTCGTTTGTACCATCGGATTAGCTATTTTTGTGTATAAGATATGGACGGCTCAAACGGAAGATTATAATGGACAAATATAGAAAATGTCTGAGAGATGTCAAGCAAGAGAGGAGAGACTTTATCAACAATTAGATAAGTATAATTCTGCTCTGACAGAAGCGACCAGTACACTTTCTAAGATTGATGCAAGAATCTCTGTTCTCGAAGATATTGTCTGCAAGGAACATTCTAATATATCTAAGGACTAATTCCATTCTATTGTGTATATCGCACAATGAAATGGCAACAAGGTTTTCCCATTAACTGCCTCTACTCATTTATTTGGGTAGAGGTATCTTTTTTGCGCTCGACATATTTCATCTCCTTTTTAGATTCCATTAGAGCTAATCTGAGGGGTCTGTGAAGTGTTTTTAGAGGTCAGTAAACAAACTACACTCTTAAATCTAAAATGAATTGTAGAGCCTCTGAGTGGCCTCTAATGGTGTGTTAAAGCAGTAAAATTGACATTCGCGTTTTTGAATTTTACCCGTTTCAGAGGCAATTTTACCCGCAAAGAGGATATGTACCTTTTTAGATAAAAATATTTTTATTACTACATCTAAAGAAGAATTGGCTATTTTTAACGACCAGTTACTAATTGGCAATCAAACAATTCAATTTTCATTACAATTTTCATATTGAGAGATTACAAACTTAATCTGCTTTCTGAAATTATCTTATCGAAATATGAAAATTTATATCGAACTGGCAAACTGCACGAAACCTGTGGAAGAAAGTTGTATACATAATAATGACAGATTATTTACCTCGAATTTTGAGTGATTTATTTTTTACACAGTAAAAGTGTGTAACCGTAGTCAAAAAACACTGGAAATCAAGGCTTTTTTTCTCGAATTTGTTAAAAGAAAAATAATGGGAAATTTGAAATCTAAAGAAAAATTATTATATTATTCTTTAGATATACTTATTCGTATATAATCTGTATATAAATATTCCTTTGGATAAAAATATTTTTATTACTATCTAAAAGAAAGAGACATATAGTTCGATAGAAATTTCTTCGCTTTGCTCGAAATTTAATAATAGGATAATCTAAAGAAAAATTTCATATTCTGATATATGAGTAACGAGACTATCTGCATAGTTATCAGTCGGAGATTAGCCTGTAAACATTTTCTTCCCAAAAGAAAAATGCTCACAGGTAGAGTAATTAAAAAGTTTACAAAATATTTACATTTCTTTTTAGATTTCAAAATAGCTCTTTTTACACAGTCAAAGTGTGTAAAAATCTTAAATTCTGTCGATACTATGTTATTTTTTACCCATTTTTGTTAAAAGAAAAACTATGGAAAAATCGAACAATAAATTTTCAAAAAATTCTAAAATGCCTCTTGACTTTTTTCTTTAGATGTAGTATAATACTTTTGGGGAATATTATACTACCTCTGGAGAGTTGACTGATATAATAATGACGCTAAGAGAGTGCCGAATATATTCTCTTTTAGATGCTTAAAATCAAAACTGAATGTTATTGAAAAAGCGGTAACTTCAAATGACCCTAAAGTGCAGTATTTCACTGATTAAACACCGTTGTCATATATTGTTATCTATAACGACACAGATGGTAAACAATATGTCATCAAAATGGTGAAAGAAATGAATTGGCTTAAAAGCCAATGTTTAATTATCATTCGCTCTCGTTATAAATGTTTATTTATAATGAAATAAATATAGCGAAAATTATCTAAAAAAAGAGAGCTACATTCTGTAGCCTTGAAATATAGTAATAACAATGAAACAAAACAATGAAAGGTTGATGAATTATGATGACTGTTGTCATGAGTCTGTGTCCTGTTCTGGGTATAATTACTGGAATGATTCTGGGACATAAGTTTCCTAAGAAAATCTAAAGAAAAATCGCACGAACAATAATTCAATAGAATTACAAGGAAAGGAAAATATACAATGAATAATATTTTAGTTACCAGATGTGACCTGTGCCAGTATCTTCTGAACATGGGATATAGGATTGTCTCAATCGCAAGAAATAGGTATGATAGAGACAAGACCGTTTTTTATTTCAAGGAAGAAAATAACATTAAGGAAGCTATCAAGAGTTTCAAGAAATAATTTTAGTGAGGTACAAAGAAAATGAACAAAGAAATTAAAATTATTGATATGCCAATGGGTGAAGGAAAGACTACTGGATTGATTAACTACATGAACAACAATCCTCAGAACAAATATCTTTTCATAACTCCTTTTTTAGATGAAATAAAGAGAATCAAAGAGAGCTGTCCAGAGCTAAAGTTCAAAGACCCCGATGATAAATATTCCAAGCTGGCTGACCTAAAGAAACTTATCTCTAATGGCGAAAATATAGCAAGTACACACGCACTGTTTAGTATAATTGACAGCAATGTAATAAATCTTCTATACATGAATGGTTATAATCTTATTTTAGATGAAGTATTAGAGATTGTCGAGCCGCTTGAAATCGCACCAAAAGATTTGCAACTTCTTTTCAGTGGTGAGATAATTAGTGTTGCAGAAGATGGTCGTGTATCTGTGGCTGATAAGTCTTATAAAGGCAAGGGTTGCAGATTCACCAGAGAGATAAATGCAATCAAGAATTAGAATGTTTATCTAATAGATAATACATTACTGCTCTGTCTGTTCAATTTCAAGGCTTTCAGTTGCTTTGAGAGCGTAACTGTCTTAACCTATATGTTCGAGGGTTCGTTAATGAAGTCATATTTTGACCTTTATCCTTTAGATTTCACTTGTGAGTATTATCACATCAGTGACAATAAGATTGTCAAAGGTAAGTTTGATGATTCAGGCTTTAGAGCCACAGTAAAGAATCTAATCAATATATATGATGGCAGACTGAACAATATCGGACAGAAAAAGACTGCTCTTTGTACCAACTGGCAAAAGGATGGTCACAAGAAAGACGAGCATAAGATTCTAAAGAATAATATATATAATTATTTTAGAAATGTAGTAAACTCCAGCGCAGAATATGCAATGTGGAGCACAGTAAGTGGCTGTAATGACAACATTAAGAATTACTATGCACCAAAGTCTTTTACCAAGGGATGCTTTGTCCCTTGCAATATCAGAGCGACCAATAATTATGCAATGAAAAAGGATTTAGTGTATGCAGTAAATGTATATCTAAACCCCTTTGTTATTAAATACTTTGCAAGAAATGATATAAAACTTGACAGCGATACTTACGCATTATCACAGATGCTTCAATGGATTTGGCGTTCGAGAATTAGAAATGGCGAACCGATAAACATTTATATCCCATCAGAGCGTATGCGTAATTTGCTTTTAGATTACTTAAACAAGTAATTTGTATTTAGATATAGTAAAACTCCCTCTATATCTTAGATTTATGGGTGCTATATGCGATAACAGGTGAAAGACATCTGTTACAAAGGGAACATAACTACAAAGAGGTGTTCCCTTATGAACGGTTTTGATGAAAGAGACGCTATTGGACGAAGTGGCGAAATTGATTTCATTAGATACTGCCAACAAAGAAGTCTTAGGGTTGTTGATGTGACCCAAGATAAAAAGTATCAAAAAATTGATGTTGACTTTATTGTTAATGGATATTATGTAGAATTAAAGACGGATAATCTAATATATAAGACAGGTAATTTCCCTATCGAGCTTATACATCACAGAAAAACTGGTGATAGACAAGGTTGGTATTACTACACAGAGGCAAAATATATTATTAGATATTCTAAGGTAGAATAGAAACTATACGTCTTATACTTCGATAAATGTAAAGATTACATCCTGAAACAATTTGATAAACGAAAATGGTTCGATAAAGATGATAATGACTATGTAACAGGTCTACTAATGAATGTTAAAGTGTTACAAAGATTAGGATTCCTTAGAATTATAGATATGTAAGAGTATGGACACCATCTGAATAGGGTGGTGTCCTCTTATTTTGGGGAGATATTATGGGTAGAAACTACAGAGATATTGTCCGTGAATTATGGGACACTGTTCCTCAAATGGAACAAGAATCTAAAGAAGAATTGTATCAAGCAGCAAACAATTTATTCGACCAGCAAGAACAGTTCATTATAGATTCACTTCTAAATTTATTTGGTTCGGGAGCAGTGGATATTAGTTCATCTAAAGCAGAATTAAATAGCAAGCAGGATGAATACAATAAGGCACTGGATAGATATAATAAATGCTTAGACATGATGGACTCCCTAAACCATGATGAATTTTTAACAATAGTAGATAAATATTTTGATGGATTCTTTGAATTGGACGGTGATAAATGATGGGAGCATCAGCACAATTAAAAGAGCAGCATAGGAATTTCTGCTTAGAGTATTTTAAGAATGGCGGTAATGCTACGGCAGCAGCAATTAAGGCTGGATTTGCCGCCAGAAGTGCGAGGCAAACTGCGTCAAGGTTGCTAACAAGAAATGACATACAAGCATACTTACGCGAACTCGAAGCAAAAACGAATAAAGACAGGGTAGCGGATTTGCAGGAATGTCTTGAGGCTGTAACGACTATAATTCGTGATGAAAAATCCAGTACATCTGATAGGCTCAAAGCACTGGATATGAGACTGCGTACACTGTCTGCCTATGAGACCAATATTAAGCTGTCCAATGATACTATAAACATTACGATAGACGAACAATAATAATAATTTTCTTTTAGATTAAGGTGGTGAGACTGTGCCGAACATAAATCTTACATTAAAAAAGAGCATATTTAATGAAGTCTATTACCCTTTCTTGTTAGATTATAAGAACCGTTATGAGGTGTATTATGGCGGAGCTGGTAGTGGCAAAAGTTATTTTGTGGCACAGAAACTCATAGTTAAAGCCTGTAAATCTAAAAGAAAGATTCTTGTAATAAGAAAAGTAGATGCTACGCAAAAGGATAGTTGCTGGCAGCTTGTGTTAGACATATTATCTAAGTTCAAGATATTACAGTATTGCAAGATAAATAAAAGTGACTTTACTATTGTTTTACCAAACGACAGTGTATTTCTGTTTAAGGGTTTGAACAATAGCGAAAGGATTAAATCAATTACAAATATTTCAGATATTTGGATTGAAGAAGCAACAGAAATTACTATGGACGATTTCTCTTAGTTAGATTTACGTTGTAGAAGTAATGTAGACAATCTTCAAATCCTTTTATCTTTTAACCCAATAAGCAAGGCTAATTGGTGTTATAAATATTGGTTTGAAACAAAAACTGATAATGTTTTTATATTAAAGACTACATACAAAGATAATCTGGCACATTTGCCTGATTCTTATGTAGAGAATCTAAAAGACATGATTAGAACTAATCCGACTTATTACAGAATTTATGCTTTAGGTGAGTTCTGTTCACTGAATAAATTGGTCTACACTAACTGGACTAAAGAAGATTTATCCAATTAGGATTTTCGTCATCTTCCTTTACTTGTTGGAATAGACTACGGATTTACTAACGATATTACAGCATTAGTCATCTCTTATTTAGATGAAGATAATAAGAGAATTTACATCAGTGATGAGTGGTGTGCAACAGGAAAAACTAATGATGAAATAGCGAACATTATTAAATCCAAAGGACTTGCTAAAAGTCTTATTATAGCAGATAGTGCTGAACCAAAATCCATAGAAGAAATTCGCCGTCAGGGTATCACCAGAATACGAGAGAGTATCAAAGGTGCAGATAGCATAATCTATGGAATACAAAAGTTGCAGCAGTATCAGTTAGTCGTGAATTATAGTTGTACAGAGACTATAACCGAATTAGAAAACTATTCATGGCAAAAAGATAAAACAACTAACGAATACATAAACAAACCTATTGATAGTTTTAATCATACTCTTGATGCTCTTAGATATTCTTTACAGTGTGTAAAGACAGGCAAGCTAAGAAGTATAAGTAAATCCTCTTTAGGGTTGTAATTTCTGTGGAGGTAGATTATGTTCTTTTTAGATAAAAATAAAGAGCTATCTATGGAAGTTCTTAATTCATTTATTCAATATTATATGACTGTGGAACTACCAAGACTGAATAAGCTCAAAAACTATTATGATGGCAAGCAGGATATTCTCAAAAAGTATTACGAGGATACGAATAAGCCATGTAACAGAATCGTTGTTAATTATTGCAGCGGTATTGTTGATAATTTTAATGGTTATCTAACAGGAAATCCCATCAGTTATACATCTAATGACAATATTGATGATATTCTGGCAGTTTTGAGATATAATGACTATCGTGAAGAAGATAGCGAATTTCTTCGGAACGCTCTGATTTATGGTAAATCTTATGAGATTTTTTACTTAGATGAGGACGGAGAAATCCGTTTTAATGTTGTTGACACTCGACAGGGATTCCCAATTTATTCGGATGACTTAAACAAAGATTTGTTATACTTTGTTAGATTCTACCCGAAGGACAGTCTTGACCCTCTAAAGGGTTATAATGTTGAGATTTCTTCTAAGCACGAAACCAATAAGTACGACATGAATGATGCGTATTCTAATCTTAGATTTATTGAATCAGAGCCGCATTATTTTCATCAAGTTCCTGTTACCGTGTTCAGTCTGAACGAGGATGAAGTAGGCTCTTTTGAGAAGATTATGAGTATGCAGGATGCCTACAACAAGCTACTGAGTGCCTCCGAGGATGATTTTGAGAGCTTCTGTGATGCTTATATGGTTATTAAGGGTATGACTATTGATGATGAAGAACTGGCTAATATGAAGAAGAATAGAATTCTTCTATTAGATGAAACTGGTGAGGTATCTTATCTAACAAAAGATATTAAAGATACTGCTCTCAATAATATGTTAGATGAAATTAACGGTAAGATTCACCGTGTTAGCAATTCACCTGATTTTGGTGACGAGAACTTTGCTAACGCGAGTGGAATTTCCTTAAAATATAAGCTGATTGGTTTTAATAACACAGCCTCTAATATTGAGGCTCGACTTATTAAGGCATTGCAGAAGCGCATTGAGCTAATCAGCGAGATTCTTGCTATGAAGAATAGCACTATCTGGCGTGATGTTGTCATTACTGTGACTAAGAATCTGCCAGTAGATATTGCAGAGATTGTGGATGTTGTTAGCGGTCTAAGAGGAATTGTTTCTGATAAGACTCTGCTATCTCAAATCCCATTCGTTCAAAATGTTGATAATGAGTTGGAGCAAACTAATACTTCCATCGCGCAGGGTTGATGTATTAGTGCTTTAGCACATTTTATCATAAATATGGACATAGAACCAAAGGCAAACAACTTCGCAAAGCAAATATAAATTAACACACCTTATCAAAAAAAACAAACTGTCGCAAACTTCGCAAACTTGCGCAACACACACACCTTTCAAAAAAAAAATTAGATTAAATGCCTAGTGCTATTAAGTTAAGCACAAAACCGAACAAATGTCGTTATCAAGGGGTTAGACATTAAACAACAACTGACATCAAATCAAGGGTTAATCTTTTAGATTAAAACTTAAAGGAGAATAAACATGGAAGATACTAATATTACTGTGGGTGCAGTAGA